ATAATTTGACTTTCCGTTAAATCCGGATGAATACTTTGTGTATCCTGTGCTATGTCAATACATTTAACCAAAAAGTCAACCTGTTTATCATCCATCTTAACTATATGGGTTTGTTTATCTTTCATCATCTTGTCCATTATATAGGGTTAATCCGCATCTATCTAAAATTTCATTCAAATTGCTTGATGTTTTCATCTCTTCACTTTCTACTAATCTTTCCACCAATGGTAATAAAAACTTTTCATTTATTTCGGGCCTCTCTTCAATTAAACCCATAATAACAATTAATAGTTGATTCATTGTACTCCCATTTACCAAATAATGATTTTCATTTGGAAATGAATGTTCATCGTAAAACTCATTACTAAACATTTTATTTCATTCGTTAAGCTTGCCCAATCTTATCATTCATCAAATCATCCATAATTTGTTTCATCATATGAATTTCTTTAATTTCCTCAAAACTCAATGCTTCCAATTCTTCTTCATTATGTTCAAACAACTGAGCTCTACTGATAACATCCACTAAATCTTCCGTAATACATTCTAATGAATCTTTTGTTCTTTCATCAATAGTAGGATCCTCTACAATCAATTCTATCAATCTATCTACCACGGTAGCTAATCTAATAGTGTTTATTTTTGGATTTGTTAGTGTATTTTCCATTTCAATAATAAATATCTTCCCATTAAAGTTAACGATTTAATATATATAGTGCCCCAACAAATTTTGGCTCCACTCTCTCATTTGAAACACGCCTCATACACCTTCGGTTTATTTTTTTTAATCCAACCTTGATGAGTCAATGTCCATTTATTATACATCCGTGGAATGTCAGTCTTTTTATCTCCGTCACGCCACTCCCAACCTTTTTTATTCCAATGGTGTGACCATATCAATTTATTCTCCATATGTATAGACTTAGCATGACAATCCGGACCTTTATATGTTTTCAATATAGTCATCTTAATAGTGCCGAAGCACTTATGTTTTAACAGCTGTTGGTGTCGTTTCAATCTCTGTTGTGGTTTATAACTTTCTCCAAAATAATAATATTTACGACCTTTCCAATCATCCCAATCCAATCGATAAACATAGTTAGTTCCCACCGGTGGCCAATTTTTCGTTACCTTACCTGCTACTTTTTCCATTCGTTGTATAATCATTTAATTACCTCATTTTATCCTTTTCCACCAATGTAATTTGCCATTAGAATCTTCAAATGCTTCCCAGCTACAATCTTTCCATATACATTTCCATTGATGTCTATCAGTATATTTTTCAAATGGTTTCATAGTCCAACCACAATGACATTCTGGACTATGTTTATACCATTTTTTAACTAACCACTTTATCAATATATTCTCACTAAAATAATCACAAACAATATAAAAATTATAATTCCCAACACCTTACAACTAATTTCTTCAAACTGACTCATATAGAAGACTTTTTCCCATCATAGCTATTCCACATTTGATTTGCAATTATCCGTTCTGATAATTTAGTTCCGTTCTTACCTCTTTCATGCAAATCATCTATCAAATCTTCAACCCATTTATAATCATTTTTAAATTTATCATCTTGTGAATAATAATATCCTCGTTCATTCATATCCCAAGCCCAATTCTCCATCTGCATTTGAAGTATCTTCAATTTACCTACATGTGTATGTCTCACTTGTGGTTTTCTTCTTGCTTTAAATTCGTCCGCAGACATTGGTGTTATATTAAATGTATCCCAAATTTGTTTTAATGGAACATGCCTCTTCATTTCGCCAGAAACATATTATTCATTGTTTTGGCTACTTCCATCATATTTTTAGTATTGATGAAAGCTGCATCCTTACCATACATCTTATTAAAAGTTGTTCTATCCGAATCACTATGGTAATTACCTTCACTAATGAAATAACTTAATACTTTGATTCCATTATTACGAATCACTTTTAGCATTTTATTACAATGTCTAATCGCATCCCCACCAGAATAATGTACATCATCATTACCAAACCAAGGTGCCCCATCTGAATAATTGATGAAGTAATTATCATCACTATTCGAAAGACTTAAGAAATGTTTCATCATAGCTTCATAACAAAGTGACTCAGGAGTTGTTCCACAAACCCTAAGTGATGGCCACAATTTCTTTATTTTACTTATCTTATCTTTATTAGAATCATAACCAATCAACAAAACAGGATGTCTATCATCTGTATATCTGAAACTAACAACAACTCTAATATTTCCAGCCATTTCAGCAGCCTTTACAATAGCTACCGTAGAAGTGATAGCATCAGTCCACTTCTGACCACTCATTGAACCAGACCCATCAATACTAATATGAAGATTAGCTTTATTATATCTTTCCGTAAAAGTCTGTGAAAATACTCTTTCATTATCAAAACCCAACTCAGAGATAAGTCTTTTATCAATCCTTCCTGTATCCTGCCGAGTGAAAATCAAATCTCTTTCTTCCCCACGAACTTTAAGTTTTTTACCCAAAACAGTTCCTAATCGAAGACCTTCATAAATAGGTTTTCCATATCTACTCTCAGAAATACTCTCTTTATTGTACATCCAAGGTTTCTGACAAAAATCAAAAGCATTTGAATCAATCATATCTTGAGTATAATTAGGAATAACAACACATTTTGTTGTACCTAATGAACCCTTATCACCAACTTCAACTAACTCAGCACCACTCTTTGCCATCGAATTAACCATCTGAGCATCTTTTTTAGTAAGTTTACTTTTTGGTGCTTTTCCATCCAATAAATCTTTCATTTTTTCAATAGCCTTATGAAGTGATTTTTTCTGAGCTTCATTAAGTTCTTCATATTCAATGGTTTCATCAGAAGAGTTTCCATCATCAGGAACCATTTCAGCATCACCAGTATCAACCTCAGTACCATCACCACTACCTTTAGGAGAACCATCACCTTCTGGACTTTCTGACTCTTCTGAACCATCTTCTGGTAAACCGTTAGAATTTCCTTCACCTTTAGGAATCATTGGAAAAACCAAACTACATATATCAAGAGCAAGATTAACAACATCTTGTTTACCATCTAATCTCGATATATTTCTCAAATCAATCATATTGTAGATTTCACGAAGTTTTGGTAGTGCATCTAAATCTGATTCCTTTACCATAAAACCTAAGATACGAAATTCATAACTTTCGATATCCAACTCACGAAACTCACCTGATTTCAACCCTTTTTTAATCGCATTATTTTGAAAATACTTTTTATAAAGACTATGGTAGTAACCTTTATATCCAGGAGAAGATTTAAATACCTTAGTATCAATTCTTCTATCTTCAACAAAATTAATCATATTTTTGAAAAATGATGCTTCTTCATAACTCCAACTATCAGGAACTCCTCTGATTGCATCCTTCAAAACCTCAAAATCACTAAAAGCAATATGACTACCTTCATGAAGTGCAAGACCAACAATGTGGTCGAAACTCTTCTCATTCACATTACCTGAAATAGTAACATTTTTCCCATCTGTATAAGAATCTCCACGAGTTGTATAGTTGACAGGAATATTCTTACCACTTACGATACGAACAAAATTAGCGATAGCCCTTTGATTTGAAGCCATCTGAATATAATTCTTCTTTGGTTTTTCCTTTTCAATACCTAACAATTCATCAATGTCAGTATCTTTTTTATCAAACCAAAAAGAAGAATATGGGGAGTAATTTTTCATTTGATTGTTTTTCCTCTTTTTTTCATATATGAAGATACAAAAGAAATGCAATACGAGTCAAGCTTTATTTTCACTTTTTTAACATATCTTTAATAAATGTTCGTTTTGGTATATATACTTGACTATAAAACCTATACAACTCATTACACATTTTCATTTCATCATTATTTAATCTTGATGGGTGTGGCATATCATCATTTAAATCCATCTCTAACTTATTAACATATTTAAAATCATCTTTCCATTCCATATCATCTTTACGATTTGGTATTTGGAATTTCCCTTTATTCTTACGAATCTTATTTTCCTCCGCCCAATGAATCATAGTGTGTTGTAAATGTCTTAATTTTTTTAAATATTTATTCATATGCTCTATATTCCGATCTTAAGATACTTACATACTTCATTAACCTACCACATTTCTTACAACACACAATTTCAATAGATTCTGTTCCTGAAGATTGTGATAGACTCTTCTCACAATACGCTTCCATCAATTCCCAATCTTCTGGATTCTTCTTATTTAAAATATCCCTATCACGAGACTGATTACAACACTTTGTCATCTGTGCCCCCGCTTTCTTCCCTGTATGCTTCTCCTTAAAGTATGCTCTATCCATCTTCATATGTTACCTATCCTTTCTATATCTTTCTCTATTTTCCATTGGAATTCTATTCCAATACAATCCTTTATAATACCAATCGTTGTTACATTCTGGATGAACCTTACCATCACACATACATATTAATGCTACAGCGTTGGTATCCGGCGCTGATACTTCCGCTGTGTTATCGCAGTTATCACAACTCCACAGTATATTTCCATTAGGTAGTTTTGGATAGAATATTATCATTTATTCTATTTAAATATCTAATGTCATTCTCTATTAATGGTATACCTTTTACTATCTTAACTGCTAATCTCTCACATTCCATTCGTACACCAGCATCATATGAGTTTCTACCCAACTTATAAATCTCTTCCCATGTCCATTTAATCTTCTTCATCTTTAATCCAAATATTTCTCTGAAATGTTTCCGACCATTCTGAATGTCCGCAACAATCTTTTGTCTTAAATTGTTGTATCCAAAACTCCAACTCAGATTCGGTTGGAACTTTAATCAAATGAAATATAGTATTTACTTGGTCTTGTGTTTCCATCCGTTTCCGTAAATACTTGGCTAACTCTTTGTTGTGTACCACTTACAGCCTAGGCTCATTAGCAATCCGCCTATTCTTCATATCATTATGAACAGCATCTACATAATCTTTTGCTTCTTTCAACCCAACCTTTTCATCAAAATGTGTTGTCATCACTTCTCTATAATATTTAATGGCATTTATTTTTTGAACATCTGGTTCAGATAAAAACTCTTCTACTGTTTCATGTACCTCTAATAAATCTAAATCTTTAATTTCACCATTTTTAACTTTATTTCTAATCTTCCATATTTTATTTGCCCTTTTCATAATATCAATCATCAATTTTCTTTCGCTATCCACATCCAGAGCTTTCCTACCAGTATGTATCTCTCTTACTTCATCTATCATCTCCTCAACATTTACATATTGATTACTAAATAAATGAGAATCTGTAGGATTATCCCTCTCTGTTTCTACACACAAATCACGCAATCTACCCAATCGTAACAATATAGATTCTCTATCAGGAACTAAAACATCCATAAAAATCCTAAATACAAATATATTTTTGAGCGGATGGTCGGAATCGGACCGACATCACCAGCTTGGAAGGCTGGGGTAATACCATTATACAACACCCGCATATTTAAAAGTCTCCCGGAGCTACCTGAAATACCGTAAGTCCCAGATTTCTCCACATATCAACCACTTTCTGTCTATCATCTACCACTAAAAATACATCATCAATATCTGCATGAGTATCCAACATATCTCTTTTCAATATTTCATCAGGAATAAAGTTCATTGTTTTATGTGGGCTCATCACCAACTTATGAAATGGTACTTTATTATGAGTTAACCAAGACTTAGTAGTAAACATAGTTTTATCTGAACGACCTGAAAATATAAAGATATTAAAACCATCTTCCGCAAACATCTGTGCCATTTTAATCACAGGCTCATTTGGTTCATCCAAATGTATGTTAGACGGATCGTGTAATATCTTAAAATCAATCTTACCATTAAATTTACGAGACAACTCACGTCTTTTATCTATGATGGCAAGTGTACCATCCAAATCGAATATAACTGTATTTTTCATTATTAACTCATTTTCATAAACTTAACAACAAAACACCATACAAGTCAAGATCTTTTTGAAATCACTTCCAACTTTTTTTATTTTTCTTTACTATATACGAATAACCCCATTCACCGTACTTATCCTTTTTATAAACCGCTCTAATATCTTCCCACTCAAAATGAAATGCACAATATTGAGTAAGTTTCTTACTATCTCGTGGAAATATAAAACTATCAATGTTATCTTTGTATTTATGTAACTCACCTTTATGATCTTTTAAAGGAAAACTCGTTACCTTTGTGGGAACACGAACTACACCACTTACAGTATCACCTTTATATGTCAAATTACTAACACATCCATGAGCCAAAACCAAAAGAATTATCAGAGCTAACAATAAATAAAAAAAAGTTAAAACATCAACTATATTATTTTTGTTCATCCACATCATCCTCTTCAGTTTTTCTTTTTTTATTTGTCCAATGACCTTTAATTAATTCTATATCACTATATGGATACCACAGCTTATCACCATCGTTGCCAGTCATAACATAATACATTTGAGCCTTATTGTTTCTTTCTTGCACAAAACCGAATGTTTCTCTTCTCACCAACCCAAGATCAGTATATTGATTTATGTATATTTTACAAGGATTTCTTCTATCACCCCGTAAAATTGATTTTTTCTTTTTCTTATTAAAAAATGCCACAATATAACCCTTTACTTATTTTAAATAAAACTTTTATTAAGAACCAATATAACTCCATACCCTATCAATCAATAAAGCAAAAAATCCAGCACCTAATACATTTCTCCACTTACCGGTATTCTCTCTAAATTGGGAATTCATTTTAGTCTCTGTCCATAATCCTTTGTGTGGATTGAATAAATTCTCTTTAATGAACTTAATGTCTTGATGAATCTTATCTCTATCCTTATCGGCTTGGTCCATTCTTTCTAATATCACATTTAAATCTTTCTTATCTTGTCCGTTCATATCAATAATAAATATAATATATTACATATACCATCATATTTTCCACCACGGAAAATACAAAACAATTAAACTTTTTTTCCAAACTGAAACATTATCATCTGTTCAAGTTGTGGTTTCTTTTCTTCAGAAGTATTATGCCATTGTAACACAAGAGATTTCATCATAGTATCAAGTTGTTCTTTTATCATTTGAATCTGTACAGATAAATAAGATATTTCATCTATCTCTTCTTCAATATCAATATCATATTTCTGAGCCATATCAATTAAACCATCCAAATCATAGCTATCAACATTATCCTTTAATTTTTGGAAATCTTTATGGTTCCCAGTCTTTTTATCAGGATGAACTTTTTGTGCTAACTTTTTATATATGACATCAACCTCTTCTTTCCTCTCCAATTTAGGTTTTTCAGATTTAGCTTTTTCTGCAGCCTGTCCTGTCATCACCGCATCTAACTTATCTCTAAAGTAATCATCAAAATTACCTCGTGCTGAATCAAAAATTGATTGTTGATATTCCAACTCTGCCTTTAAATATTTGTATTCAGCATTTAATTTTTTTTTCTCTAAATCCTTATCAATCATCAAATAATTCTTTAAATAATTCGTTAGCCTTCTTAGACTTCTCTGTAACTTCCTCTTTTACTTTTGGTTTTTGTGGTGGTGTATTCCAATCACCCCTTTTCCACATATCAAATTCAATATGAGTCGCCATACTATCAGCCTGATGTAATATATAAGCTATATTGGTTCTTAATGATCTCTCTGGTGTCCAACCTATATAATAACTTTTATTAGCTTCTTCATAAAGCCCATCTGTCAATCTTAACCCAATATACTCATTATCTGTCATTTTGATATTAAAGTGTTGTAATAACCAAATAGATCTATCAGTTACAGTCATATACTGTAAGTTAGGATTATGTTTATAGATTAACCCTTGGTTCTTACGATGCCAATCTGAATCATTTATAATATAATAATCTTCACCCAAATCACCAACCTTACCCAAATCATGATGTAGAGCAGCAAACACCAATTCTTCATGAGTAAAATTTATAGTAGCACCATTTGTCTTCCATACCCCAGCCAATTGAATAGCAAATTCTGTAACATTCAAAACATGCTCAACATAACCACCAGCATAGGCACTATGATAATGTTCTCTACCACTGGCAGGTGCTAAAGCCATTCGTTCTTCAAAATAATCATACATCTCCAACATATTTGTTAATCTCTCGCCTTCAAATGTAGTATTGATTAAATCAATAAGTTTATCCCAATTATTTTCAAGTTGTTCTGCTGTTAATTCTTTTATCATTTTATTACCTTATTATTTCAATGTTTGATGTTAAAACCACTCTCCTACTATCAGAAAAGTTCATTCCCGACCTATGTAATAACCAACCAGGAAACATAAAGACATCCCCAATCTTACATGGTATTGCTTTCCATCCTACTGCAGCTAATGAATTATACTCATTAGCTCTTATCATAAATTCAGGATCCATAAACCATATATCTCCAGAATTATTATCTTTGTTTAGGTACATGGTTAAAACTAAAGTTGTTGTCCCATGATGATGTTCAAGGGTTTCTCCACCTTTTAAATGCTCATTAGCCCAAGTTTTCTTAAAATCCCAACCAACGCCATATGATTCATTAACTTCATAAGACCACATTGATAAAACATCTTTTATTCTTGGTAGACTC